TTTTGTATGTCCTAGATATTTAAAAGCATCACATGAAATTTATGGTAGATCACCTGCAATGACAGCACTACCGGATGTGAAGATGTTAAATGAAATGTCAAAAACTACAATCAAAGCTGCACAGAAACAAGTAGATCCGCCTCTATTAGTTCCTGATGATGGTTTCCTTTTGCCAGTCAGAACTATACCAGGTGGATTAAATTTTTATAGATCAGGTACTAGAGATAGAATTGAACCTTTAAACATTGGAGCAAATAATCCATTAGGTTTAAATATGGAACAGCAAAGAAGAGACTCCATTAGAGAAGTATTTTATGTAAACCAATTACAATTACAACAAGGTCCACAAATGACAGCAACAGAAGTAATCCAAAGAAATGAAGAGAAGATGAGATTACTAGGACCGGTATTAGGTAGACTACAATCAGAATTATTAAAACCACTTATTGATAGAACTTTTAATATTTTATTAAGAAGAGAACAATTTATTCCAGCTCCTGAATTTTTATCAGATCAAGATATAGAAATAGAATATGTTTCACCTCTTGCTAAAGCACAAAAATCTTCAGAACTTTCATCAATAACTAGAGCAATAGAAATATTAGGTAGTCTTGCAAATGTTGCTCCTGTATTTGATTATATTAATTTTGATGCGTTAGTTAAACATGTTGCAAGTATTGTTGGCGTTCCGCAAAAAATATTAAAGACACAATCACAAGTTAATGCTGAAAGAGAAGAACAAGCAGCACAAGCTGAACAACAACAACAAATGGCTCAGATGCAACAAGTTGCACAAGCCGGAGGAGATATAGCACCACTAGCGAAAGCGTTGCCAGAAGAAGCAAAAGCAATAGCAAACGCAGAAGCTGGATAATATGGATTCAAAACAACTAGAAAAACATATACAAAATTTAAAAAACAATTATAAAATTATGTTTAATTCAGGCGAGGGTAAAGTAATCTTAGCTGATCTTGAAAAAAGATGTCATTATCATTCTACCACTAATGTAAAAGGTGATAGCCATGAGAGTGCATATATGGAAGGACAACGCAGCGTTCTTCTATTTATTAAATCAATGCTGCAAAATGAAAATGAAAAAGGTAAATAAAAATGTCAAGCGAACAGATAACACAGGAAACTGTGCCTGTAGAAAAAACGACTACAGCACAGACAGAAGAAACACCAGTAGCAGCTCCTAAAGCAGTTAGAGGAGCAGATACACCTGCACCACAACAATCAACTTGGAAAGATTCTATTAGCGAAGTCTATAGAAATGATCCTAACATTGAAAAATTTACTGAAGCAGATGCTTTAGCTAAATCTTATATCAATGCAGTAAAAATGATTGGTCAGGATAAAATAGCAATACCAACAAATAATTCAACTCAAGAAGCGTGGGATGAAGCATACAGTAAATTGGGTAGACCAGAGTCTGCTGAAAAATATGATTTAGATATTAATTCAGAAATTGTAGCAATGGATGAAAATCAAATTAAATCCTTTGCCGAGCAATCTCATAAATTAGGTTTAAATAATAAACAGGCTCAAGGAATATTAGAGTTTTATAAAAATAATATGGAAGGCTCTGCACAACAATCAAAAATAGATATTGAAACTTCACAAGCTCAAGCAGAACAACATTTAAGACAAGAATGGGGTAGAGATTATGATGCTAAAGTAAAACAAGCTGGTGCAGTAGCAAAAGCTAATATGCCAGGAGTTTTAGATTTAGTATTACAAGATGGTACTAGAGTTGGTGATAATTCAGAAATTATAAAAGGTTTTTCAAAGATAGCCTCTATGTTTTCTGAAGATAAAATGGTTACAACTGAAAGCGAAAATGTTGATAGCGTTAAAAATATTGAGCAGGAAATCTCACAAATGATGAATGATAAAGCTCATCCTTATCATATTAAGGGACATCCTGAACATGATAAATCTATACAACAAATGCTTACAATGAGAGAAATGTTGAATAGTAATACTAAATAATGATAATTTTAATCCCTTGTATTATTATTAAAAATATTATAAGGGATTAAATATAAGAAAATTCGTAAGAACCTTATTGACAAGCAGCAAAAGACTCTAGTCTAAAAGACTTTAAACCTAAGAGATGCCTACCTATTGGTGGAGAACCTTTCTGATTTAATCAATAATAATATGGAGAGACAATTATGTCATCACAAGTAACGACAGCTTTTGTACAGCAGTATTCTGCTAACGTACAAATGCTATCTCAACAAATGGGATCGTTATTAAGAGACAAAGTCAGAGTAGAAAGCATTACAGGAAAAAATGCTTTCTTAGATCAAGTTGGCTCAGTAACTGCTGTTGAAAAGACTAGCAGACATTCAGATACTCCACAGATAGACACACCTCACGCAAGGCGTAGATTATCTTTGGCTGATTATGAATTTGCTGATTTAATAGATCAACAAGACAAAGTTAGACTCTTAATAGATCCGACTTCATCTTATGCTCAAGCCGCTGCTATGGCAATGGGAAGAGCAATAGATGATGTGATCATATCTGCTGCACTAGGTACTGCGTATACTGGTGAGACAGGATCAGTTAGCACATCCAATGCGAATCAAATCGTACATGGTTCTGGTGTTTTAACTATTGCTAAATTAAGAGAAGCAAAACAAATTCTTGATTTAAGCGATGTAGATCCTTCTATACCAAGACACATTATAGTATCACCAAAGCAGATTAGTGGTCTTTTAAATATAACTGAGGTAACGAGTTCAGATTTCAACACAGTCAAAGCATTGGCTACTGGTGAAGTTAATTCATATCTTGGTTTCAACTTCATTGTATCAAACAGACTTGCATTAGATAGCACAACTAGATCTTGCATAGCTTACGCACAAGATGGAATAGCTCTAGGTATCGGAAAAGATATTTCCGCTAGAATAGACGAAAGAGCTGATAAATCTTATGCCACTCAAGTGTACTACTGCATGAGCATCGGTGCTACTAGAATGGAAGAAGCTAAAGTTGTTGAAGTACAATGTACCGAAGCGTAATAGGAGGAAAATATAATGGCTGTTACAACACAAAAGAGTGCTGAGTACACTATAGAAACTGCAACTCCTCTCGTTAAGTCAAATACTGTAGATAAACATGGTAAATTAAGAACCTTGTATTTTACACATGACCAAGACGGAGCCGGAGATGCAAACTCAACTGTTACTTTAGGTAAATTACCAGCAGGTAAAGTTAAAATATTAGGCGGTCTATCAAGATTCTATTGTAACTGGGTAACCAGTTCACAAACAATGGATATTGGTTGGAAAGCATACACAGACTTAGACGGAGATGCAGTTGCATTAGATGTTGATGGTTTAGTGGATGGTTTAGATGTAGATACTGTCGGATATTTCGATATGGAAAGTAACATCGCAGCTGGAAAGCTGAAAGGTGGAACTTATACATTTGAAAGTAACGATGGCGTTGAAATTACTGCTTTAGCAATAGCTGCTTTAGCAGATGGAGACGATCTTTGCGGTTACATAACTTATGTAATTGACTAATAAATAGAATTAAACAGGCGAGTAGAGGGAGACTGAACCTCGCCTGTTTAGCATGAAACAGATTAAAGATTTAAAACCTGTACTACATTTTAAAAAAAATAATTATGTATACAGATATGTTCTTGTAGACCGGTTTCAGTATGGTCCTAAATATCATTATGGATTTGATACTAAACAAGAAAGAACAGAAGAAGAGATATTTGCTTTAGAAAGAGATAGACAAATAAGGCGTAAGTATATTATAAGGAAGTAATATGGCATCAGTAGTAGATATTTGTAATGGAGCATTAAATCAATTAGGAGCATCAACAATCCTATCCTTAACAGAAGATTCAAAAAACGCTAGACTTTGCAATTCAAGATACACTCAAGTTAGAGATGCTTTGTTTAGAACACATCCTTGGAATTGTTTACAAGCAAGATTAGAACTAGCTGCATCAACTACTTCACCGGCATGGGGTTTTACCTATGCTTATACCTTACCAGCAAATTGTTTAAGATTACTTAGAGTATTAGATTACGATTCAAACTATAAAGTGGAAGGTAGAAAAATATTAAGTAACGCATCCACTATGAAAATATTATATATTTCAAGAGTTACTGATCCCAATGAATATGATGAACTATTAAGAGAAACATTATCTGCAGCTCTAGGTGCAGACATTGCTTATGCAGTAACATCTAACAACACAACATCACAAAATATGATTTTATCATATCAAGAAAAATTAAAAGATGCTAGATTTGTAGATTCAACTGAAGGTCAGAATGTAGATCACGATTTAGGAATGGCAGATGTTATAGACGCAGGTTCATTTATTAATTCAAGGTTTTAATATATGGCTAGAGTAGCTGCACAACTTACAAATTTTACCGCAGGTGAATTATCACCTAGATTAGATGGAAGAACAGACCTAACAAAATATGCTGCAGGATGTTCAAATTTAGAAAATTTAGTTATCTATCCTCATGGAGCTGCGGCTCGTAGACCAGGTACAACTCATGTAGCTGAAGTTACTGATAGTTCAAAAAAAACAAGATTAATACCTTTTGAATTTTCAACAACACAAACTTATATTCTTGAATTTTCAAATTTAAAAATAAGATTTTTTAAAGACAATGGTGCAATATTAGAAGGTGATAAAACTATTACAGGAATTACTCAAGCTAATCCTGCAGTAGTTACATCTAGTTCACATGGTTATTCTAATGGTGATGAAATAAAAATTACTTCAGTTGTAGGAATGACCGAAGTAAATAATAAAAGATTTTTAGTTGCAGGTGTAACTACCAATACATTTGAACTACAAGATAAAGATAGTGTTGATATAGACAGTTCAGGATATACTGCTTATAGTTCAGCAGGAACTGCTAATAAAGTTTATACAATTACCTCTCCTTATTTAGAAGCAGAATTATTTGATATAAAATTTGCTCAATCTGCTGATGTTATGTACATTACCCATCCAAACCATGAGGTAGAAAAACTATCTCGTACTGGTCATACTTCTTGGACGTTAGCTGATGTAGATTTTACCAATGGACCATTTATAGATGTTAATACAACAGCAACAACTTTAACACCAGCTTCCGCAGGTGTTGGAACTGGAGTTAATATTACAGCCTCTGCCATAACTGGAATTAATGATGACCAAGGATGGTTAGCAACAGATGTGGGTAGACAAATTCATTTTAATGGTGGCTATGCAGTAATAACCGCTAGGACAAATTCAACTGTTGCAGTCGCAACCATTACAACCGCCTTTACAAATACAAATGCTATTACAGCTTGGTACTTAGGAGCATTTTCTGATACCACAGGTCATCCTTCCTGCGTAACATTTTTTGAACAAAGATTAGTTTTTGCCGCAACATTAAGTAATCCACAAACAGTTTATTTTTCAAAGTCTGGTGATTATGAAAATATGGATGCTAATATTGGTGGTACTGTAGCTGATGATGATGCAATTATTTATACAATCGCATCTAACCAAGTTAATGCAATTAGATTTATGTCAGCAACAAGAACTCTAATTATTGGAACTGCCGGTGGTGAATTTGCAGTTAGTGGAGGTGGGGATGACAGCTCTGTTACTCCAACAAATATATTAATTAAAAAACAAACAAATAATGGTGGAGCAAATGTAGACGCTGTAGCTGTTGGTAATGCTACTTTATTTTTACAAAGAGCAAAAAGAAAAATTAGAGAACTAGCTTATAATTTTGATGTAGATGGTTATTCTTCACCTGATCTAACTATCCTTGCCGAACATGTTACTTCCGGTGGAATAACTCAAATGGCTTTTCAGGGTGAGCCATTATCAATTTTATGGTGCGTTAGAGCAGATGGTGAATTAGCAGCATTAACTTATCAAAGAGAACAGGAAGTTGTTGCCTGGCATAGACATATTTTTGGTGGAAGATTTGGTGCTGCAACAATTACAGTTTCTGATTATGCAAATATAGCAACTGGAACAAGATTATTATTAACTAAATCAGATGGTACGACAGTTACTTTTACTTCTACAACAGGAACTGCTGGAACAGATGAATTTAAAACTGAAACTAATAATAATACAACAGCAGATAATATTTATACTGCTATTAATGCTCACGCTGATTTTACAGTTGCCAATCCTGCCGCAGCAGTTGTTACAGTTACAGAAACATCTCCTTCGCCTACAGGATTTTTAACAATTAAATCTGTAGATGATACAACGAGATTAACAACAACAGATCAAGGTAAAGCTGTATGTGAAAGTGTTGCTGTAATTCCAACTGATGATTCAGAATATCAAGTATGGGTTATTGTTAAAAGAACAGTTAATGGATCAACTAGAAGATATGTTGAATACTTAAATATATTTGATTTTGATGAAACAGATAATACATCATTTAATTTTTTAGATAGTGCTTTAAGTTATAGTGGAACTGCCGCAACAACATTTACAGGACTAGATCATTTAGAGGGACAAACAGTTGCCATATTAGCAGATGGTGCAACACATCCAGATAAACCTGTAAGTTCAGGAAGTGTTGTTTTAGATCGTTCTGCAACAAATGTTAAAATGGGATTAGCTTATCATTCAATATTAAAAACAATGAGAATAGATGCTGGTTCACAAGATGGAACATCTCAAGGAAAAACTAAAAGAATTTATGAAATTACTGCTAGATTATATCAAAGTGTTGGCGTTGAGATAGGACCAGACTTATCAAATATGGAAAGAATACCATTTAGAACTTCTGCTAATCCTATGGATGAAGGAATCCCAGTATTCACAGGAGATAAAGAAGTAGAGTTTAGAGGAAATTATGATACTGATGGATATATTCTTGTTAGGCAAACTCAACCTTTACCTTTTACAATTTTATCGTTATACCCAAGATTACAAACAAATGATGGATAATATACTACATATAGCACCTTATACAAAAGAACATGGACAGTTTATATTATCCTGTCAAATGAATCATAAAGTTTTAGAAGCTGATTCAAAATATATAAAAATTATGGGTGATGCTCAAACTTTTGAACAAGATAAATTAGCTTTTACCGGTATTGTAAATAATAAACCAATTTTTGCTGCAGGTATGAAAATAGTTTGGGGACAAGTTGCAGAAGGTTGGGTGATTGCTACAAACGAAATGTGGAAATATCCAATAGGAGTTGCTAAAGCAATTAAAAAAGATTTTGCTATTGTTGCCAGACAACAAAATATTAAAAGAGTTCAAACCGCAATCAGAAAAGATTTTAAACAAGGTTTAAGATTTGCGGAATGGTTAGGTTTGGAAAACGAAGGTTTAATGAAATGTTATGGGTTTGATGGTTCAGACCAATACAGATATGCGAGGATATTCTAATGGGAGTTCCACAAATGTTTGTAGGAGCAATGGGTGTTATGCAATACCAAGCTCAAGGCAAAATTGGTAAGTATAATCAATCAGTTCACGAAAGAAACGCTAAAGTTTTAGAAGGTCAAGCAGACCAAATAGAAGCAAAGGCAGAATTTGATATTGCTCAATTTGCAAAAAGTTTTAAAAAAATTGAAGGTGAAACTACAGTTGCTCTAGCAAAATCCGGTGTTCAAGTTGGAAGTGGAAGCAGTTATTATATTGAGTTATCAAATGCTATTGAAGCGGAATTACAAAAAAATTTAATTGAATATAATTCAAAAGTTGCTGCAGCAAATAAAATGGAAGAAGCAAACTTTGCAAGAATTTCAGGTACTATTGCTAGAAATGAAGCTAGATTAGCACAAATAAATACAATAGCTCAAACAGGAACGAGTTTATTAGCAATGAGTAAAACATAATGCCAAAAATACCTACATTTCAAGCAGAAGGATCAATAGAACAAGTAGCTGGTACTACATCTAATATTAAAATTAATCCTAATTCTAACATTTTTAGTGCTTTAAAACCGGTAACTGATGCTGTTGTTAATTTTAAAATAAAAGAAAATGATGCTCAAAATAAAACAGAAGCATTAAAATTAGAAAATGACTTCATAACTGATATGCAAAAAGTTTATGATGAAGTAAATGTTTTAGAAAATAAAGAAATAGCAAATCAAATTTTAAAAACAAAGTCAAATTCTTTAATTGAAAAATATAAAGCAAATGCAACGAATGGAAGTGTTCAAGATTTATTTAATAATTATGCTTTAGCTGAAGTACAAAAGGGAATTTTTAGAACTAATACACAAATATCAAAAAATATTTTAACATCATTAGATAATAATGTTGCTGATAAAGAAAAAAGATTATTAACAACTGCTTTTTTAGCAGAAGGTAATTTTGATTATGTTACTTTAGAAAATGATTTAACTAATTTATATACAACTAATTATAAAGGTAAAATACCAAATGCTAATTTAAAAAAAATAATTGATTTTATTCCAAGTAAAATAGAAGTTTTTGAAGCAACTAAAATGATTATTGATAATCCGAAATTAGCTTGGCTTAAATTAAATGATGATAAGCAATTTACTAATTTAAACTTAGATACAAGAATGGATTTAATACAAGATGCAAAAGGTGTTTTATTACCTATGGTTAAGAATGATTGGAGTAATTTTTTATTAGCAGCATCTTTAGGAAAAGAAATAGATTTTGATATGGAGTTTGCAAAAGAAATTATAGAACCAAAAGTATTTAATAAAATGCTACAACAATATGATTCATTAAAAAATTCAGTAGCTAATGTAGCAATTATTAATTCTATAAGTAATGTTGATATATCGGAAACAATAGAAGGATTTAATGAAATAATAGACAATGAAGTAGAGACTGGAGTTAAAACTTTTAAAGAAGGCAATGATGAAAAAAATATATATTTAAAAGCAGTAGTAGCAAGAAATACAGCTATGGATTCAAATCCAGTTTTATTTATAAGCCAAACAAATAATGATGTTAAAAAATTAGTTGAAGAATTAGAAACTATAGATGCTGTAAAAAATAATGAACTTTATTTACAAAAAAAATTAGCATTAGTTAATGAACTTGTAAAAACTCAAATTGATATGGGACAACCACCATATAAAATAAAAGTAATGTCAATTAGTGAGGCTGATAGCTTTGTTACAAGATATAACAATGGAGATTCTAAAACAAGAGTTGCAATGTTAGCAAATTTAGAAGCTGAATTTGGTGAATATAATTCACAAGCCATGTTACAACTTAGCAATGCAGGACTACCTATAACTGCAGAATTATCTTCTTTCTTTGGTAATCCAACAATAACAAATCGTTTTATAAATTATGATCAAAAAGAAGAACAAGAAAAACTTAAAAAATTTGCAAAAGATAATAATATTGATTTTAAAGAAATACAAGAAAACATAAGTGCTGAAATTCAAGAATTTGAAGATATTATTGCAAGAAACAATAATGTTAATACAAGCAAAGCCATTGCCAAACTTCATAATATAAAAAAAGTATTAGCGTATGATGTTTTAAATTCAATGTGGATTGATGAAAACCAAGACCAAGGCGATGCAGAAGAGAAAGCAGCTAGTTTAATAAAAGATCATTTTGTAATAGAAGATACTTATTATGTTCCTACAATATATAATGGGGAAGATATTAAACACACAATAGAAGCAGATACTGGAATTGTTGCAAAAGCTGATTTAATTCAAAAACATTATTTAGATGAATTTGATGCTGTTGCTTTTGAGTCGGATAATAAAGATGTTACAGAAGTACAGCTAACAGAAGAAATGAAAGAACAAATGAAAGATAATGGAGAATGGAGAAATACAGCAGATGGCAATGGTTTAATTTTTGGTATTGTTTTTCCTGATGCTTCTTTTGCTCCAGTTAAAAATGCCGATGGAGAATTTTTAACATTTAATTTTGATGATACCTCATTAACTATAGCAGGTATGCAAATAGAATATTCTAAACAAATAGAATCAGATTATTATGCTTCTTTTGCAGGTGGTAATTATGCGAGTAGAAATATAGTAGCAATGAATGAAGCAATGGAAATTGATAAAATAAGTATTAGTTATGGAACAAAAGTTATACTAGGAAATAATTTAAACAATAATAATGCTAAAGAAAATTTAAAAAAATTTATAAATGCTGTACATGATGTTGAAAGTAATAAAGGAACAAATTTATATAATGAATCATCAGCTACTGGACATTTTCAATTTAAAACTTTAACAAATAAAAATGATTCCAAATCAACAGAAGGTTCTGCATTTAGAACAGGCTTACAAAGAGTAGAAAATTTATATAAAGCTAATAATCAAACTGTTCCAAGTTGGGTTAATGAAGCAAGGAAACATAATGATCCCAACAAATTAACTTATGAACAACAAGAAGAATTATTTTTAATTAATCTTCAACAACAATTAGGAACTGACGATTTAATTCAAGCAATGTTAGAAGGAGATATGGATAAAGCAATAGAGTTATATGCAAAATATCATCACACTAAATCTAATGTTGCAAAAAATAAAATAATAATAAAAAAATTTAAAAAAGCATATAAATAATATGGCACAATTTGGCTTTGGATTAGATATAAATGAAACAGCAGATAAATTTGGTTATGATCAATATCAAACAAGTTTACTTGAAACATTAGGAGCTGTTGCTTCAGACAACTGGAATTTTAATCCATCATATTCTATTTACACATATAAACAATTAGAAGAGGCTAAAAGTTTATCAATACAAAAAAAAGAAAATCCTATCTCAAGAGAAACTTTAAATAGCAATGAAGAACATAAACGATTAGGTTTGTTTTTTGATAATGATGAATATCAATCTGTTGTTGATATTATAGTTAATAGAAAAAAAGATGAAAGAGAGAGACAAAGCATTATTGCAAGAGGACCTGATAATTGGGGAGTAACCGCAGCTAAATTTGGAACCGGTTTAGCAGTTAGTTTATTTGATCCTATCAATATTGCTGCTTCCTTTATTCCTGTGTTTGGACAGGCAAGATTTGCAGCACTTGTTGCTAAGCCATATATGACCTTTGCAAGAGCAAGAGCAATAAGAGGTACTGTAGAAGGTGCTGTGGGTGCAACTCTTATTGAGCCTATAGTTTATGGTGTAGCTCAAAAAGTAAAAGCTGACTATGACCACATGGATAGTTTTTTAAATATTACATTTGGAACTATAATGGGTGGTGGACTTCATGTGGGTGCTGGAAAATTAAAAGATTTAAACACCGCAAGAAAATTTAAACTAAGACAAAAGAAAATTAAACAAGCAAGAAAAGAAAATAAAATTACAGTAGATGAAGGTGCAGATGCTGAGCTTAATTTATATAGAGAATATTATCCTGAAAATGGTAGAATTATGATGGCGTTAGAAAAAACTGATCCGAAAACTAGAAAACTATTATTAGAAAAATCAGTTAATGATTTTTTATTAGATAAACCTAATAATATATCTCCTATAGTTGATGCTGATCCTAATCTTAGAAATGTATCAGACACATCCGCTACACCAAAAATAAAAGTTAAATCAGAATCTAAAATAGATCAAGTTGAATTAAATGATGTAGAAAAAAATGTTGTTAAAAGAAACAATGTAGAAACTGATTCAGAAATAAAAAGTTTAGAAACACAATTAGAAACCCTTAGAACAAATCAAAAAGATTTAGAATTAAAATTTGTTGAAGATTCTTTTGATGTAAAAAGAACAAAGGAAGCCTTAGATGAAACTAATAATAAATCTAAAGACTTAGATGAAATTATTAAAGATGCAATTAACTGTGTTAATGGGAGATAACAATGGCAGATAAATGCTTATTAAGAATAGAAGATTTACTTAAAAAATCATCTATTAGATCAACTCAAA